GTGGATGAGCTATTCCGTTTGTCCACGACTGTCAAGCGCATTGGTGTTGGGACCCACGAGGTCAAGTTTCGACCCAGTGAGAACTCCAAGTTCTTCTCCGCGTACGAGGATGCGGATCCAGCCACCCAGACGCAGCATGACGTCTCCTCTCCGTTAACACTCGGATCAGTAGGATCTGGTAAGACCACAGTGGAGGACGTACGCGGCATGCGGGTGTTTGGCTTCGCATGGCGTGGAACAGACAACGCGACTAACCTCGCGTTTGAATTCATAAAGAATGTGGAATGGCGTCCGAGATCCGACTCAGGGCTCCCAACCACCAAGCCTGTCGCCCTCCATGACACTCCCATGGTACACCTTGCTGAGCGTGAACTCGATCGCAAGCACGGTGGGGCCTGGTCACTTACCTCATTTACGAGCACTGCTGGCCAGATTGCCGAGACCGCCTTCACTGGCGTGCTCGAACAGGTTGGCCCTTACGCCAAGAAGTATCTCGCTAAGCAAGCAATGCAAATGGGAGCTAGCCTGCTCCCTGCTCTGGCTCTGTAAGCTGGCAACCCAAAATCCTTCCTACAAACCTGTTGTAGGACGCTTACTAGTGGATACACCAGTCGTTGACTCTCATCACCAACATCCTTACCCAGACGGATGTACTTTGTGTAAATGAGTAAAGTCACACCTCTGGTTAATCCATAAACCCCTCACTAAATTGTCGTGAGGTGTAAATAACCAATAGGCAATTAAAGACCTAGAGTCTTTGCTAACCATTGTTTAGCAATTCCGATCTTGACTGATATCGATAAATCAGTTACCACCAAGCATTACCCTGAAACTAATCATGGTACTCTTGACGGCCTTAATTATAGGCAGTAGCGCCACAGGTGGAGTTGTGACACTCATCACTAAACTACCATTCATGTGGTTTGAACGTTGGAGACAAGACTTTGTCTCACGTACTTTAGCTGCTACGAAGGAGAAGCCGGCAGCCGAGCCGAATTCTCTTCGTGAAATATTCAACAAACAGATCATGAGGCCACTCCCGCCGCACCAGCACCACACCCATGGGACCGCTGCAGCAGCCCGCGCTACTGCAGTTAAGTTCATGGATGAGGTGGCTCGGAACAGCGGCAAGGAGGGCTTCCATTACCAAATGTCTGCTGCTGATCAACGGGCCAACCGCAATGGTTCCCGTCACTTCTTCTGGGGCAAGGACATTCTTGCAGAGTATCGTCCTTTCCAGACTAGTGAACATACCATCATCAACATGACGGATGTGGATTCGTACGTCTCCAATCTTGAAGCCTTCTTGAGCGATGAGTACAAACCCGTACTCCTCTTCACCTTCACGGTGATGAAGGCTGCAGACGATCTCGGAGAGGTCAGCTTCACCTTCAATGAAAGGAATGAACTGGTCTCACGCGTATCGGGCGGAGCCACTTACACCCACCTGTTGTGGAGCTTTGAAACTGACCTCTTTAAGTGCGTCCGTTCGACTTGTGGTATCCCAACCCAAGTTGCTCTCTTCCATGTTGACAAGCGCCGAGTTGATGACCACCACTCACTGGTACTCCTGACTCCCTCCGGACGCTGGAATGGGCTTTCTGCCATTTTAGCTAACGGACTCGAGGGCACGAGACCACGGAGGTTTAAACCGGTGCAGCACACTCCGAGTGGGCCTTTCACGAGGTTCCACGTTCAGACCCCACAAGGACTGTTCACCACTACTGGAGTGCCAGGTCAACATGTCTGCTCATACCTTCCAGCACGCTATGACAACGCTCTCGAAAACATAGCGAAATCACTCTCCGTGAAGATTGGTCAACCATCGGTGATGCAATTCTTTGAGGAGAATGGGTTGATGGAGATGAAGGCATCAGCTTCGGTAATGGTAGCATGGCTACGTGCCACCACCAGGGAGAAATCTGGTGAGGTAGAAACCGTATTCCCAGTGGAAAACGGTGTGATCAGTTTCGACCACAACCCCGCTAAGTACAACCCTGAGGACAAACCTAGTCTAGTTCCTTTCATGGGCCCACTGGTGAACGGTGCTCACGCGCCACTCCAGAGCAAGGGCAACGAGGAACATGCTGTCAAAACAAGGGTTAATGACTACAAGCGCCCACCCAGTGCCCAGAAGTATGAGTACTTCATGATGGATTGCATGCAGGAGTTCATCGAGAGAGCTATCCCGAAAGGGTCCTTAGTTCCTCTCACCCTCGAACAAGTGCGTGAACGCCAGAAACGTGCTTCCCAACGGCAAATTCTTGACCGTGGGGAAGTGGAGCCTCCCCGAGGCTTCGTGACGGCATTCGTGAAGAAGGAGGCCTCACAAAAGGCCGGCGACCCACGCCTGATCGGTACCTTTGATGGCAACACCAAAATGCACATTGCCTGCTTTATGTATTCAATGTATGAAGCAGCAAAAGGTCTGCCATTTTACGGATTCGGTAAACCTCCAGTTGAGGTCGCTTTCAGCATAGCCAATGTTTGCAAGAGATCAAACCATGTGGTCAACACTGACTACACTCGGTTTGATGCGACAGTAACGGCTGTGGCCCGCCTTTTCGAATGGAAGATGCTCATCCACGCCTTCGGACCAGAGTACCTCACTACGTTGGAGAAACTCCATAAGACGCAGTACAATCAGAAGGTCCGTTGCTCTCAGGGCACTAAGTATGACGCTGACTTCGCACGCATATCCGGTGAGATGGGGACCGCAATATGGAACCTATTTCTCAATGCCTTTGTGGCGTACATGGCGTGGCGTATGACCGTCGTTGGCCACCACGGGCCACATCGTACGTACGTTCAAGCCGACGAAGCATGGCATAACCTCACCGAGAAGTCACAGTTCGCAGGTGACGACGGTGTTACTGGAGACATAGAAGTTGCGATGCTGGAAGCCGCCGCCAACAAGATGGGTTTCATCCTGAAGGCACTCAGGGTGAATAAGGGGCAAGCCGGTGTGGAATTTCTCGGACGCAAATATATGTCCACCGTTTGGTGGGGTGATCCTAACTCTATGTGTGACCTCCCCAGACAATTGTCGAAGTTCCACACCACCGTGACGTTGCAAGGCGTCACAGAAGTGGAGAAACTGCTGGAAAAGTGCCGTGCCTATGCACTAACCGATGGCGAGACACCCGTCATTGGGCCTTTCTGCAAGGCTGTGTTGGCGGCACATGGTGCCAAGGTTGAAATGACCGAGGCAACTAGGCCCATTCGGAGATGGGGTTCTGACATCCCATTGGAGGTGCAGTACCCCAACGAGTTCTGCGATGAATTTAACCACATCGCAGAGACTTCACTGGCGCCGTATTGCTTCGACTTCGCCGCTTTCCAAAAGTGGCTCGATCAACCTAAGCAGCTGGCCGACTACCTCAAACCCCCCACGCTCAGTGAAACCAAGGCTCAGACATACACTGGACGCGTGGTGGTCGGACCCACAGGTGCCGAGGAAGTCCTCGGACCTGAGGTGGTACCCAAGGAGCATGAGCTGGGCGAGAGCAAAAGCGATGAAGAGGAGAACTCTGAGCCATACCCTCGTCCTGGGAAAGTTCCTGCCAAGGCATCCCCCGAGCAAGCCACGCAATACTTTGCTGACTTAAACTTCCTGGTGAACTCCACCGCCGAGTCAAGTTTTGGCAAAGGAAAATTCAAAGATCTGTCTGAACCTACTTCAACCACAGGGCCCAAGAAGAAGGCGTCAAGGAAAAAGGACGCCTCTCCAAAGGAAAAGGGCGCCACCAAGAATGGTGAACGACCACATCCCAAGGATAAACCTGGTCCTCAGACTAAGGACCGGAAGGGTAAGAAGAAGGACACCACCTCGGCGAAATCTAGTGGTGAATCAGACTCCCAGTCGAAGACTGAACCCAAACCGCGCAGGAACCGCACACGGAACCCAAAGCGGAAAGGCGCAGTCAGCGCTGGGAAGTAGTTGAATTGGACACCGGGACTTTGGCGGGCACACCTTGGGTGTCCGCATTCGTTTTCTATGCCGATCTGGAACATCTACAGATCAATCTTTGTCCAAAGTCCCGTGATAACGAATACGAAATGCCTAACAAACCAAAGCAGCCAAAGCAGCCAAAGCGGAGACCGAACCGCAGGAGACGGCGCAACAAGCAGCCGCAACGCTCCTCCGGCCTGTCCGCTTATGCTAGAATGCTTGCGGATCCTTGTAATGCTACTCTCGTTCCGGGTCTCTATGGTGATTCGGAAGGACTCCTCGCAAGGCTCAAGACCGAGTTGACATTTTCCGGCAACTCGGACCCCGGCACTTGTGGGTACGTGTTGTGGGCGGCTGACTGTCATGGTGCCCGTCAAGGTGGCACTGGGTTCTACCGCACCGGCTCACTCGTGGGCGCGCGGTTCCCCACCACAGACACTTCCGTGACCAACACTACTGCAGATCCCGCATTCTGCAGTAGTGACTTATCAGCTAGTGACGGCCAGGGTTTTAGCCTATTTGACCCAGTGTACAAACTGGTCAGGGTAGGAGGAATTGCCCGCGATGCCCGCACTCTGAGCGCATGTATGCGTGTAGCGTACCTCGGTTCTATGCAGGCCGCTGCAGGACAGCTTGCGTACCTGGAGAATTTGCCCCTGACCGATGTGCTAGGCAGTGACGTGGATGAGCTATTCCGTTTGTCCACGACTGTCAAGCGCATTGGTGTTGGGACCCACGAGGTCAAGTTTCGACCCAGTGAGAACTCCAAGTTCTTCTCCGCGTACGAGGATGCGGATCCAGCC